GTTCCTGTTTTCTTTGCCACATTGGTAGTTACAAATAATACAGATGCCTGTCTGTCTCCTGCACCTGGTACAGAACCATAAGCTTTCTTCACTTTGGTAGCAACAGTATAGTATGGATTACCTCCATATTTATGAAGCTCGAAGCCTGCAATCATTGGGTTTGGTTTTCCTTTCACATAATCAACTAATTGATTACCGAAGTTTTTTCTGTCTAGTAATAAATCGTTCCAGTGATTTTCGCAAAGAACTAATCTTCTTACTTCTTCTGCTACACCTGCATTATCACACATAGACTTGAATTCTACCAAATCTTCATAAGTCAATCTTGGTCTTCCTGTAGAATCTGTTAAATTATCAGTTCCACCGGTTGCAACTAAAACTGGCATTTTTGCGTTGGAAGCGTCTGCAGGTGCTAATGAGTGAATTGCTTTTTTGTACTTTCCTTTTGCAATAGAATTGGTATGAGATTTAGTCACACTATCAATTTTATCATAAGAAGCACCTTTTACAGCATCATCTGTAACAGTTACAACTTTAGTTTGATATTTATCTAGTGTAATTTCTACAGTTCCATCTTCATATACTTGAGCTGCGATTGGATAAGTAGTGTTATTAATTAAAACATCTACATCAAAATCTGTAGTCGCTACATAGATTTTATTTTTTTCGGTTACATCACCTTCGTTGATTACAGTTACGTCTGCATCTAATTCTGGAATACCATCCAAGAATGTAGCAGCTGTATTTTTGTCAATATTGCGAATTACTCGCTTTAACCATATTTCTGGAAAATTTGCTGGCATTTTAAAATGTTTTTAAAGGGTTATGAAAAAAGTTTTTTGTACTCTTCTGGGTTTGCTTCTTTCCAAGCTAATTGAGCCTCGGTAGAAAGTTTCTGGAAGTTTTCTTCAGTCATTGGTTCTGTAGTTCCTGACGGTGTAGTAACTCCTGCTTTTAAGTCAACTTTTTTAGGGAAACTTTCTAAAGTTTTAGTCATTAACTCAAAATTTTGAGCACCTAAATCTTTATAAGTTTGTGCTAAATCAGCAGTAATTCTACCTTCTTTTACTGCAGTATCTACAGCTAAAGTAATATTACCTTCTAAAGCCAATTTTTCAGCATCTTTATATGCTTGCAAGTCTGCTTTTACTTTTTTTAGCTCTAGTTCGTTTTCATCAATTTTAGCCTTCAAGCCTAAAACTGCTTCGTCTAATTCTGCTTCATCTACTTCTTTAGTAGTTTTAGCAAATCCAAGGGCAACAAATGCCAATACGGACAATTGAATTTTTTTCATTGTTGAATTATTATCTTGATTAAAATTTTCGGGATTTGGTGGTGTAGCAGCGCCTAGAGAAAGAGTTAAATTTTTAATTTCTTTTTCTGTCATCTGAATTCCATTACTATGGTAAAGTGCTACTGAATTTGCATTAGAAGGAACTGCTACTATAGAAACTTCCATTAATTCACATTTCTTAAGTACCAATTCGCCATTCTCATTTTTGACAAAATCTGCTTCATCAAAAAGAATTCCCATAGAACAGGCTTTTATTACACCTTCGTTTACTTGCCTTACAACTTCTTTATTATTCTCTGTGTTAAAGACTGGTGAACCTTGTAATTTTCCATCTACAATCTTTAAGTCTTCCCAGGTTCCTAGAACCTCAGTTGTCCAGTTCCAATGACTATTAAGGCAAATAGGATTTTGATTGAATCGTGCTAAAGAAATCCCAGCAGTTTCTATGTAAAAACCGTAAGAATTTTTTACCCTTTCGTCATTAAATGTGAATATTTTTTTAGGCATTTTCTGCAATTATTTTCAGCAAAATTGCAAGCCTTTTTTACCTTAAAAAATTAGTTGTAAGATGTTCGGATAGGTTTGTCGGAGCTGTTTACAATGCTGTAAGACTGTTGTACAATCTCTTTTTTATAGGAGTGTTTCAGAGGAATTTTGTTCATAAAATAGATAAAATGGCACGCCTAAAAAGAGAGGAATTAGCAAGATTACAAGACATCGCAAAACACTTATTCATTAGTGATAATTCTATTACGCAAAAAGAAATTGCAGAAAAGGTAGGCGTTACAGAAAAAACAATTGGAGACTGGATACAGAAGCATAATTGGGGTTCATTAAGAAAATCTCTTTTAACTACAAAAACTTCTCAGATTGCTCTAATGTACAACCAAATGGAAGTACTAAACAATGAAATTGCCGAGAGAGAAAGTAAGTATGCCACATCTAAAGAAACTGATATTCTCATAAAACTTTCTACGACAATTAAAAATTTAGAAACTGAAGCTGGTGTAGGAGAATTAGTTCAAATGGGTAGAGAATTGGTAAAATATGTAGCCCAAACCGATTATGAGCTTTCTAAAACTTTCACCAAAGTAATTGATGAGTTTATTAATTTCAAAATGAAGTAGGATGGCAAAAAAGAAGACAGATAGACAATGGCTCGCAGAATGGCAAAGCTTCAAAGACAATCATTTGAAGGGTTCACCTGTTGATTTTTCAGAAACGCCATCCGAAAAAGAAAAAAGAAAAAAACGTTTAGAAGCTAATTATGAAGAATGGTTTAAATACTATTTTCCCAAATACTATAAAAGCGAACCCGCACCTTTTCACATTGCTTCTACCAAAAGAATTCTATCTAATCCAGAATGGTATGAAGTAAGAAGCTGGAGCCGTGAGCTAGCAAAATCTACCAGAACAATGATGGAAGTTTTATTTCTGACATTGACTGGTAAAAAGAAAAATGTAGTACTGGTATCCAACTCATTTGATAATGCTCAAAGACTTCTTTTACCATATAAAATTGAATTAGAAAGTAATGATCGAATCATTAATGATTATGGTTTTCAAGCTAAAATAGGAAAATGGGAAAGTCACGAATTTGTTACAAAATATGGCGTAAGCTTTAGAGCTTTAGGTAAAGGGCAATCTCCCAGAGGTACAAGAAATGAGGATTTCAGAGTTGATATTTTACTATTAGATGACTTTGATACTGATGAAGAATGCCGAAACCCTGACAGAGTGACAGAGGGAATAAAGTGGGTAGAAAAAGCTTTAATTCCTACGCGTTCTATATCATCACCATTGCTTTTTTTAGTTTGCGGAAACATCATTGCTCCTTTTTGTACAGTAACAGAATTGGCAAAAAAAGCGGATAAACACGACATCATCAACATTAGAGATAAAAACGGAAAATCTAGTTGGCCACAAAAAAATTCTGAAGAGCATATAGACAGAGTGCTTTCTCAAATTTCTTACAATTCGGCACAACAAGAATACTTTAATAACCCAGTTATCGAAGGAACTGTATTCAAAGAAATTTATTACGACAAAGTACCAAAACTTAAAGACTGTGATTCTGTAGTTATTTATTCAGACCCTGCCACATCTAACAAAGACAAAGGCAAAGCATCAACAAAAGGTGTAATTGTGATTGGTAAAAAAGGACTGAAATATTACGTGTACAGAGTTTGGCTCGACACTATGGGAAATTCAAAATTTATTGATTGTCTCTTTGAAGCTTATCAATATGTAATTTCTGAAGGTGTAGATGTTTGCAAAGTATATGTGGAAAATAACTCGCTTCAGGATCCATTCTACGAACAGGTTCTTTACCCATTGATTAGGCAAAAAGCTAATGATACGGGCAAAGCTTTACCTATAACACCAGATACAAGAAGAAAAGCAGAAAAATACTTTAGAATCGAAGGTACACTAGAGCCTCTCAACAGATTAGGCAATTTAATTTTCAATGAAAAAGAAAAGAAAAACCCAAATATGCAAAGAATGGAAAGCCAAATGCTAGGTGTATCAGAAAAAGCAAAGATGATGGATGGTCCGGATATGTTAGAGGGTGGTGTTTGGATTCTACAAAACAGAAGTTTCACCTATAACAATGATTGGCGTAGCGGAACTAGAGCCAGTCGAAAATACTAATGTTAAGCAAATTAATAAAGGGGTATGGCTGATACTATTTTTGAAAAATAAAGAAAAAAATTATGGCTTTTTTAGAAATTGAAGATATGGGAACAGTCATTTATGACTACCAAATAGAACAAATTGCAGACGGCAATGATGAAGCTTTACCAGAAGCAATAAACGCTGCTATTGATGAAGTGATGGGATACCTAACACCTAATCAAAAAAAGAATTGGCAAGATGGCAGACCTTTGTATGATGTAGATACAATATTTGCTAAAACAGGAACAGAAAGAAACTCTTTGCTTTTGCAAATTACTAAAACCATCACAAAATTCCATTTTATAGAATTATGTAATGCCGATATTTTATATGAACGTGCAAAAAGCAATTATGACAGAGCTTTAACCAAACTTAAGGATTTAGCCAATGGTAATTTAACTATCAAATCATTGCCTTTACTTGACAATTCAGTTGATGAATCAGGAGAAGAACCACTACCATACAGAAGCGGAAGTAGAACCAAATTTAACCACGAATAATTATGAGATTTCCCAATATTATAGATTGGTTTTCCCTAGGTGCAAAAACACCAGAAACCAAAACAACAAAACCAGTTTTTAGCACCGCTCCGAAATCTATTTCTAGAGTGAGAAAAGATATTGCAGATTGGAATAAAGCTTTACAAATGGCAATGTTAGAAGAAAACCCAAAAACGTGGTCGCTTTATAATTTGCTTGATGAGATATTACAAGATGCTTTGTTAAAATCACAAGTTGAAAACAGAAAAAATAAGTCGCTTTCTCAGACTTTTTCTATCGTTGGTAAAGATGGTAAAATAAACAAAGAAATTACAGATTTACTCCAAAATCAAATTTTTGTGAATGAAGTAAATTCTGAAATTCTCAACACAAAACTTCTCAAGCATTCATTAGGCCAATGGATTTATGAAAATGGTAGATTAAAATTTGACTTAATCCCTAGACAAAATGTAGATCCTGTAAACGGTTTAGTTTATCTAGATTATACAGAAGATAAATTCATAAAATACCGTGAAATGAAAGAATACGGCGTTTGGGTTCTTGAATTTGGAGACACAAAATTATCTGCTGATTTTGGCTTAGTAAACTCAGTGGTTCCACACGTTTTATTCAAAAAATTTGCTCAAAGTTGTTGGTCTGAACTTTGTGAAATATATGGCATTCCTCCAAGAGTAATGAAGACAAACACCCAGGACAAAAGAATGCTCAATCGTGCTGAAGCTATGATGAGAGATATGGGTGCAGCTGCTTATTTTATCATTGATGAAACAGAGAAATTCGAGTGGGCTCAAGGTGTTGCCACCAATGGAGACGTTTATAAAAATCTCATTCAATTGTGTAATAACGAGATTTCAATGCCTATTTCTGGTGCCATCATTGGTCAAGATACTGTAAACGGAAACCGCTCCAAAGAACAGGCTTCACAAAATTTACTTGACGATTTAGTACAAGCAGATTTGTCATTAATAGAACAGGAATGGAATTCTAAAATTTTAAAATCACTTCAATTAATTGGCTTTATCCCTCAAGGTGAATATTATTTTGAGTATGATAAAGCTGAGGATTTAGACAAACTTTTTGGATATACCAAAGATTTACTAAATGCCGGAAAAGAAGTGGATGAAAAATGGATTACAGATAAATTTGGCGTTCCCATTACTGGTGAAAGACAAAATCAAAATTCTCAAAAACTATCTGCAGATTTTTTTTACTAAGGGCTGAAAACAAAAAAACTGCTGCAGCATATTTTTCAGCCCTGCACCAAAGTTTAGAAGAGCAATACAAACCTTGTGATTGTGAGTACTGCAGAACTCTTAATTTGTCTGATGGAAATTCAGATAAAAAACCAATATTTAAAAAGGTTTTAAACGCCGCTGAAAAGGCTTTTAAAAAGCTTCACGAACTAGGAACCTACAAGCCAGAAGATTTATCAAAAATCAAGGAATACAAAGCCCTGATTAATGAAACTGCAAATGTTTTCAAGTTAGGCATTTCACAAGAAGTACCAGAAGAAATGAAAGACTATCTTGAAAAAGATGTTTTTGTTTTTTCGGGATTAAAAACGCATGCGCAATTAGCTGAAGCTAGAAGTTTACTTAAAGATTCTGATGGAAAAATACGTCCTTATCATTTGTTTGAACAGGATGTATTAAAGCTCAATGAAAAGTATAATCAGAACTATTTAGAAGCAGAATGGCAGTTTGCTCAATCATCCTCTCAAAGTGCTGCAAATTGGGCTAATTTAAGTGATTCTGAAAGATATAATCTTCAGTATAGAACTGCAGGAGACGAAAAAGTGAGAGAATCTCACGCTGCTATCAATGGAACTACACTTCCTAAATCTTCTGAATTTTGGATTTCCTATTATCCGCCAAACGGTTGGAGATGTCGTTGTATTGTCGTTCTTGTATTAGCTTCAAAATATCCTGCTACTGATGTTGACAAAGCAACAGCAGCTGCAGAAAAAGCCACTACACAGATTGGCAAAAACGGAAAAAATAAATTAGAAATGTTCCGCTTTAATCCTGGTTTAGAAAAACGAGTTTTTCCTAAAGGTAATTCTTATAATCCCAAACATTGTGATGGTTCTAAACTTAATGTAAGCGGTTTAATTGGCTTATCTTCTTTCGTTTTAAATGCAGAAAATGAAAGATGTAAAGCAAAAAAAATCATTGAAAATTTAGCAGAACTTAACAAAAAAAGAAAAGAAGCCGACAAAAAACATCTAGACTGGTTTTCTGAAAAATTTAAAAAAGGAACTTTTGATGTTATGACTGGAAAGCAATTTGAAAATGAAGTCAGAATTTCAAAATCTTGTATAGTGCATCTTTTAAATCATATTGCAGATATTGATAACAAAGAAATGATAAGAGATTATAAAACTATTCTTGAAAATTCAGAATTTGTAGAAAAGGTAGAATTAGACGCTTCAAAAGATAAAAAAAACTATGGAAAAAAACTAGGTAGAGGCGTTTTATACTATAGATATTATAATTCTTCTTGGAATGGATTAGACCTAATTATTCACATGGAAGTAATGAAGAACGGATATGAACAGCCTTATACATTTTCTATAAAAAAATAAATGCCAATAAGTTGGGGACCCAATACATCTCGGATATAACTTACTAGCATTTACATTACAAATATACAAAATTTTCTAAAATGAAAGATTTTTACAAACAAATATTACAAGATGTAGCCGTAGAGCTCACTGATGAGTTTGATAGAAATTTTGAACGAAAAGCTTTCTTTACTAAAAAATGGAGTAAAACGAAGTTTTTTAATAGACGAGGTAGTATTTTAATGCGTTCTGGAAATCTTAGAAGTTCTATACAAAACAGGTTAGGAAATAACAGCATTTCATGGACTAGTTCTAGACCATACGCTAGCTTACAAAACGAAGGTGGCGAAATCATAGTTACCCGAAAAATGCAAAAATACTTTTGGGCGATGTACATTCGAGAAGGTAAAACAGGAATAGAAGCGGAACAATTCAAAGCAATGGCAATGAAAAAAGTAGGTTCTAAAATAACTATTCCAGAAAGAAAATTTATAGGAGACCACCCAGAAGTAAGAAAAGCTATAGAAAGGTGTGCAGATGTAACTTTTAACGAAATTGAAAAATTTATAACAGATAAATTAAAGCAAAGATGAAAGAAATTTTAAAAAACATTCAGTCCAAAATTGCAGAAGTACAAGCTGTAAAATATGTAGATGAAGATTGGGGACAACTCAACCTTTTCCCTGGAGATTTTCCGGTGCAGTTTCCTTGTGTTCTTTTTGATATTAAAGACGGCCAATTTGAAAACATAGGTGCTGATAGAAGAGCTACTCCGAAAGAAAGGCAATTAGGGCGTTTTTCGCTTGAATTATGCATTGCAAAAATGAAATTGAGTAATACTTCTGGCAAAGCTCCATTGAGCCAAAAAAACAACGCTTGGGAAATTCAAGATATTATACAAATGGTACACGAAAAACTGCAAGGATTTTCTGCAGGTGAAAACTGTTCTAAGCTCATCAGAAAGTCTTACCAAAGAATAAGAAGAGATGACGGAATCCAAGAGTATAGAGTGTCTTATGATTTCGAAGTGGGAAATGTTTAATCAAACAAAGAGCCGCCGTAAACTTTTGCTTTTGCAGCTTCAATTTTGGCTTTTTCGGCTTCAAAATCTGTGTTGAAAATAGCATACAAGGTATCTCTAGAAATGCCAAATTTTGGATAAATATGCTTACGGTAGATTACAGTAATGGGAATATCTGGATTGTAATGGCGTTCAAACTCTTCCATCACTAATTTATAGCGATGTAGAAGATTTCTTTTTCTGCCTATACTTTGTGCCGTAACTGCCATATTCACAAAAGTAAAACAAAAAAAAACATCAGTCAAGCTGATGTTTTTTGTTACTTATTTTAATTATTAATTTTAAACAAATATACAAAAAACCGCCAAAAAGGCGGTTCTAAAAAATAAAAAGGTTGTGAGAGGTTATTTATCTTCCGTAGCGGTGTCTTCTAATTTCGGATCTAGAATTTCGCATAATTCTGTAAGAAAATAATGCCCGTCTGCAATCCAATCTTTGCAATAGGTATCTTCGCTTTCTGCATTTAGCACCATTTTTATGGTTTCGTGCTCAAAACGGCGTAGAGATTTTGCCAATTCTTTTGGTGTTATATTTTTGGTTAAAAACTCTTCTAGTCTTTGTTTTACAATTGTTTCCATCACACTCCCAATTTAGATATTAAACTTAAACGCAATGCACTATCCTCTATTTTGGCTACATCTGCCAAAATACTAATCATACGGTCTTGTGTAAGACGGTTGTGATTTCTTTTCTTTGGAGCTTGCAACACAGGAACAGGTTGCAAAAAGTTTTCGCCAGCTTCTAGCACATTAATAATTAAATCTTCTGCCCAATCTCTAAAGAGTATTGCTTGTTTACTTTTAATGAAAAAACCAAGACGAACAATTCCTCTTTTTGTGAATAGAAAAGAATTAGGCTGAATATTTCCATCTTTTTGAGGTGTGGACAAAATGTCTACACCCTTAATAAAATGTTTTCCTTCAACCATTTCGCCATTGTGTCGCTCCAATGCTTTATAAACTGCATACTTTGAAGTTCCATAGCCGTGAGCTACTTCTTTTGTGGTCATTAAAAATTCATAATTCTCATTTGGAATTATGTTTACCGCTAATTCTGCGGTTACTTGCATTTTCATTTCTTTTGACATAACTGAAATTTTTAAATGCGAAAACCCCGAGTTAAGGTGTGTCAAAACAAACGTGAGTTTGAGTTACCTCGCATTTCTTAGAGGTCACCTTTTCGGGGTTTTCTTATTGTTGAAAATTAATTTTGAGATTTCTCTCGTTTGTTTTGACACTTCAAAGATATAAAAAAAA